ACTTCGGAGATATATCGAAGCGGAAACCGAGCGGAACCAGCGAGATTGAGGAGGATCTGCCCGAGTTCGGTAGGAGTTCGCCGAGATTGATCACTCCTTATGTGGCGGCTGGTGACTATGTTGCGTCGGTTGATGCTTTCGCGCAGAGGGTTTATGGCGTCTCGTTAATGGAGTGGCAGAAGGTCACTTTGGCTGGTCAGTTGAGTTATGCGTCTGCGGAGGATCGGGAAACTGGCACGCTTATCCACAGGTCATCTTTGACGACGTCAGCGCGTCAGCAAGGCAAGTCTGTGGCTCTCAGGATCTTGGCTTCTTGGTGGGCCGTACAGATGGCGGCAATCCGCAAGGAGCCTCAGATGATCATGTTGGTTGCTAACGAATACCAGAGAGCCGCCGATCTGTTTATGGATATTGCCGAGCCGATGGTTGAAATGTTTGGCGCGAAACTGATGAAGTCGTATCAGCGTCAGTCGTTGGTGTTCCCTGACGGAACCGTGATCCGTTCCGCGGCTGCGACCGCAGGCAAGGTTGGCTACTCGGTGGACCTTTTGTTGGTGGACGAGATTTGGGCGATTTCTCCGCAGGTTGTTTGGGGCGCGTTGAAGCCAAGCCAAGTTGCCCGGCGCAGTCCGTTATTTTCGTGCTGGTCAACGGCAGGCGACACTGGATCTGAGGTGATGATCTCGATGCGGGAGGGCGCGATTAACTCAATTGATAAGGGTGAGAAGTCGCCAATGTTTTTTGCGGAATGGTCCGCGCCTAGTGGCTCTCCAGTTTCGGATCGCCGATTTTGGCCGTGGAGTAACCCCGCTCTTGGGACAACCGTATCTTGGGAGGCTTTAGAGGAGGCATACAAAACAATCCCTAGTGCCGAGTTCATTCAGCAGCATCTCAATATGTGGCAGGGTTCAACGCAGTCATGGATCCCAAACATTTGGCATGACCTCGTCTCCGATGTGCCAATGCCGACTGGCGGGATTTTGGCGGTGGATTCAAGCCTTGACGATTCCAGATATTGCGGAGTGAGAGCGGTCGCGCATGACGGACGCGTCATTGTGACGACCGAGTTTGTGGTGGAGTCGCAGTCTCAAATGTGGGCTGAGGTCAACCGTGTCATGCAGGACCGTGATGTCCAGTTGCGCGTCAACCCTACGATTCACCCTAATGTGCCTCCTGACTTTGCTCGACGCACACAAATTGTTGGCTATCGCGAAATGAAAACGGCGACACCAATGGTGAGGTCAATGATCATTGAGGACAAGTTGCGTCACACTGGCGAAAACTCTTTGGCTGAACATGTCACCCGCGCAGTCATGGTAAAACTGTCAGAAGGTGCTGCACCGCTCTCCAGTCAGAAGTCACCCGGACCAATTGAGTTGGCGCGTTGCATGGTTTGGGCCGCATCCGAGGCAGGTCGTCCAGTCCGATCATCTCGCGCCGCTTTTGCTTTTGGCTGAGGGTACTTAACACGCGCCAATATCTGTGAGAGACTCGCATGCGATGGCTCTTTTCGGTAGCAAAAAAGTGAACGCTTCCCCCGCGTTTGGCTCTGCGCCGATTCAAGCCGCGGCAGGTCAAGCCGCTCAAATCAATGCCTTCTACTCTTACTCCGTCGGGGCGTCTCAGGAGTTGGCGTTGTCAGTTCCGACTGTGGCGCGGTCTATCCAAATGATCGCGTCCATGGTCGGCTGCCTAGAACTACGGCACTACACGAAACAGTGGACGGGCTCCGAGTATGAGCGCATCTATTTGGAGAATGAGTCTTGGATGGATCTTCCCGATCCTCGCGTGACGCGCAACTTCATCTTCTCTCAACTGGTTACCGATCTGATTTTGTGGGGATCGGGCTACTGGTTTATCACTTCACGGTCGCAAGCCACAGGACGCCCGCTCTCGTTCCAATGGTTGCCCGCTGGAATGATCACATTGGGTGATCAACAGACTGCGCAACGCTTTGGGCCGTCCAACGAAATCTATTTTAACGGCATCCAGTTAAATACTGATGACGTCGTCCAGTTCCTAGCACCAACACAAGGTTTGCTCTTTACCGCCAACCGCGCAATCAGTACAGCGTTGAAACTTCAAAACTCTGCGGACCGTTTCGCAGTTAATGAGATCGCTGCGGGCTGGTTGCAACAGACCGACGCATCGGAACCGATGTCCGCTGAGGATCTTTCAGAACTTGCAGCCGCATGGCGTAACGCTCGACAGGTAGGAGCCATTGGGGCCCTCAACTCAGTTGTAACTTTTAAGGAATACTCCAGCGACCCAAATCGCCTCCAGTTGGTGGAGAGTCGCCAGTTTCAAGCATTAGAACTGTCACGATCCTGCGGGATCCCCGCATACCTTTTAGGGATCGGCGTACCCGGTCAGACTTATCAAAACGCAAGTTCCAGTCGTCAGGACCTTTACCTCTACGGGGCAAAGCAATATTTGGATTGCATTCAGGAGCAGTTGTCACTTGCCCCAATTCTGCCTAAAAACCGTTTTGTTCAGTTTGACATTGAGGACTATCTTGCCGAGAACGCAATGGTTGAAGTCCCACATGAAGAAGCCGCATATGATCGCACACCACAGGAGATGCCCGCATGATCAGAATGATCTCAGACCTTCCCACAGTGGACTTCGCTAAATCAGACACTGATGCACCCGCATCTATCTCTGGTATCGCAGTCCCGTGGGCTCCAGTTACCGCAACCGTCTTGGGCGGTCAGCGTGTCGCATTCGCTCGCGGTGCATTCGACGTCAATCAGAAAGCCGCCAAACTTATTGAAGGACATGACCTTCAACAATTGCGCGGCACAGTGAACGCTTTGGCAGAGATGGAAGAAGGGCTCGGCTTCACTGCGACCTTTGCCCGCACTAGGGCCTCAGCGGACGCGGTCGAGTTGATTCGCTCAGGCGCGTACGATGCGGTGTCCGTAGGAGCAGAAGTTCAGGAATCGCACTACGACAAAACGCTTAAAGCAACAGTCGTGACTAAGGCTTCTCTCGTTGAGTTGTCTTTGGTCGCAGTCCCGGCATTCTCGGGAGCCGAAATTCGCGACCTAGTCGCGCAGGCTGACGATGAAACAGAACCCGATGAAGAAGAAATACCAGATCAAGAAACCCCCAACCAACCATCCGAGGAGGATGACATGTCAGAGCCAACAACCGTTGAAGCCGCAGTAGCGACTCAACCAATTTACGCAACCGCCAAGCGCGAATTCAAATTACCGTCTGTCAGCGAATACATTTCTGCGTTCGTTCGTGGTGGAACTGATTTTGCACAACTAAACGACAACATCCGAGCCGCCGCTCCGAATGTGACAACTCCTGATCTGCCCGGTGTGATCCCGACGCCCATCATCCAAAATGTGGTAAACACATTTGTCGGCTCGCGCCCTCTTGTGGATGCCACCACATTGCGCCCAATGCCGCAAGGAGGCTCTGTTTTCATACGCCCTGTGGTGTCGGTCCATAACTCAGTTGGAACTGCTACGCAGAACACGACCATCACCGCGTCACAATTTGAAATCGACGATGTGCAGATCACCAAAACTATTCAGGGTGGCTATGTTGAAATCAGCGAAGCCGCAATCGACTGGTCACAGCCGGAAGCAATCGGACCGTTACTTGACGACATGATGCGCGTCTACATGGATCGCACCGATCTGCTCGCCTGCTCGGAATTGCAAACTGGCGTCACCAACAGCAACAACTTTGCAAACGCTTCGATTGCTGACCCGGCTTATTGGGTTGAGTGGATGTACACCGCCGCTGCTGACATCTTGACTGGCTCGAATGGCAACTTGCCGTCCGTCCTCGCAGTGTCACCAAACGTCTGGAAGTTGATGGGCAGTTTGTCGGATACCGCGGATCGTCCGTTGTTCCCACAGGTCGGCCCGATGAACGCTTACGGCTCGCTCAATGTCGCATCAACCCAAGGCGCATTTGCTTTCGGTTTGCGCGTCGTCGTTGACCGCAACTTGACCTCGGCTGGCATGACCATCCTTGATCCTCGAGCCCTTGAATCGTTTGAATTAAACAAGGGCCTAATTTCCGTGGAACAGCCTTCACAGTTGTCACGCCAAATTGCAGTGCGTGGGTATTGGGCATCCAAGGTCATTTCGCCAGAACTTGCCATCAAGGCCGCTTTCGTCTGATACACGCAAACTAAGAGAGGATCTGAATCATGGCAGTTTTTACCGTTACACACGCACAGCGCGTGGACGACTATGCCGTGATTCAGACTCTCGAGGACACAGACATCACAATTGGTCAAACGATCGTAGTTGCAGGAGTAGGAAACGATTTTGATGCAACTTATATCGTTCAAGCGGTTCCTACTTTTGGGTTTGTTGGTGTCAGTGTTGAAGGTGACTTCCTTTTTGATTACGAGGTCACCATCACGAATCAACTACTTGTCAAATCAAACTTTGACAATTATCCGCGATCTGCAGCGACTGGAACGGTCACATGGACCCAAAGTTGCACTTGGCTATCGTCAACTGCTCCAGTCATAGAGTTCCTTGGGATCGCGTCGGCCACGGCAAATGACACCGCGTTCCTAACTACTTGTGTTGCAGCGGCGAACGCTTGGTGCTTTAGGCGTCGCGTTCAGGCTGGTTACCATGACAGTCTCACAACTGTCCCTGATGGGTCCGTCCTATTAGGAACCACGCTTTATGCTGCAGGGCTTTACCGTGAACGCGGAACAACTGGAGACAGTTACGCATCCTTCCAAGACATGAGCGG